CCGCGTGGATCCACATGGTCGGCGGCGATCAGCGGAAACTCCCCGAGCTGGTCGGCATCCTCATGGCCGCGAAAGACGGATTCATGAACCAGTACGCCCGGGCGAAAGAGTTTGTGGTGGAGATCGGGGATGAAACCAATTTTGAATTTTGAATTCTTAATTTTGAATTAGTTTGAAACATGAAAAATGAAACCATCACAATCAACCCCGCCGCCCCCTGGCTGCCTCCCGGCATCCGGGATGGAGGCGCCCGCGTCTACCGGTTCAGCTTCACTGCCGGCGAGCGGAGGATCTTCCGGAAAAAGGCGAAGATCCCTGTCTCCGAGTGGTCGGAGAAACATCGATATGTCACCATGTCGGCCCTGCCCGGCCCCTGGCGGAATGAGATCACGCCGTATCTTGCCGGGATCATGGACGCATCCTTTCACAGCGCCGTCCAGACCGTTATCGTCTGCAAGGCCCCGCAGGTGGGATGCACCGAGGCGGTTTTGAACTGTATCGGATATGCGGCGGACAGGGATCCCGGCCCCGTCCTCGCGGTCTACCCGGACGAGAAGACGGCCCGGGAAAACTCCCAGGACCGCATCCAGCCCATGCTTGAGGCCTCCCCGCGGCTCCGGTCGCTGCTTACCGGGATAGAAGACGACAAGGCCGCCCTTCGTATCAAGATGAAACACATGATCATCTATATGGCTTGGGCGACATCGGCCTCGCGCCTGGCGAACAAACCCATCCGGTATGCCGTCCTCGATGAACTCGACAAATACCCGAAAACCGCCGGCAAGCGGGAGGCGGCCCCCGAGGCCCTCGCCGAGATCCGGACAACAACCTACCGCTGGAATCGGAAGATCTGGAAAATCAGCACGCCCACCATAGAGACGGCTCCGATCTGGCAGGCCCTCACCACGGAGGCGCAGGTCATATTCGATTACTGGGCCCCGTGCCCCCTGTGCGGTGAAATGCAGCTGATGATCTTCGGCCGGATAAAGTGGCCGCACTTCGACAAGCTCAGTGCAGGCCCCATACCAGATCATCCTGAGCCTGTCGAAGGAGAACCTCACTCCCTGGATCCGGAAAAGATCGAAGCGGAAAATCTCGCCTGGTACGAATGCGAACATTGCCTGGGGCACTGGAACGATACTCTCCGGGATCAGGCGGTCCGTGCCGGCGGGTGGCGGGAACGCCTGTCTGCCGAGCGTGCCCAGGCAGGGGAAACGGGAACGGAACTCTTTCAGTATCTCGACGAATTCCGCCCCCGCAAGATCGGCTTTCATCTCCCCTCATGGATCTCATATTTCGTATCCCTCTCGGAGCCGGCCGCCGCATTCCTGAAAGGTCAGCGCAATCTCGAAGATTTCAAGAATTTCAAGAATAAATATGAGGCGGTTCCCTGGAAACAGATCGTTATGTCAAAAGACGAAGATCAGATCCTGCAGGCCCGCTGCGATCTGCCGGCACAGACCGTCCCGGAGGAGGCTATCGCCCTCACCTGTGGGGTCGACGTACAGAAACACGGATTCTGGTTCGCCGTCCGGGCCTGGGCGGCGGATATTACGTCGTGGCTGATTCATTACGGGTATCTCGCGACCTGGGACGATGTCGAAAGACTCCTTTTCGAAACCAGGTATCCCGTTCAGGACTCGGATGTATCGATGCGGATCTTCCGGGCGGCCATGGACACCGGCGGCGGGAAAAAATATGAAGACATGACGATGACGGACGAGACATATTTCTGGCTCATCAAAAACAGATCCGGCCGGGGATGCCGCGTCTGGGGAACAAAAGGGTCGAGTACACCCCTCCCCGGCATGCTGAGGCTCGGCAATCCCATGAACAAAACATCGAGCGGCAAGAATCTGCCCGGCGGCCTCCGGAATGTCATGGTTGATACGGAAAAGGCGAAGGACCAATATCACTACCGGCTCCAGAAGGCCATCGAAGGGCTGTCCGGCGGGGCATATATCCACGCCGACACGGGGGTCGATTACGCCGCCCAGATCCTGGCCGAGGAAAAGCAGATCACCGAACGGGGGATCGAGGAGTGGGTGAATCCGCACGGACGGGACAACCATCTTTTTGACGTCGAATGCCTTGCCGCCTGTTGTGTGGAAACGGAGTTTCCAGGCGGCGGGATCCGGCTGCTGGGAAAAGCACAGGAGAAAAAACAGACCCCGGATCTCCCCCCGCCACCGATACCTGACCGCCCCCGGGAAAACATCAAACGCTTTCAACGACCGCAGTGGCTGGGGAGACGATGAAAAAAAAGAGCTCGAAAATCCTGACATGCAAGGACGAAATTATGGATTATATCGGATGTTCGAAACATCTTTTCGATAAATATATAAAATCAGGGATGCCGGCGCGATACGAAGACGGCCGCTGGACAGCCCACGCCGACAATGTCGACGAATTTTTCAAAATTTATACCCGGATTTCAATGAAAAAACAGATAGACCAGATCCACGAAGATAATTGCTGTTAAATGCCTACATATCACTTGATAAATTGATAAAAAACCATTATATTAATCTTCAAAGGGGAAAAATCGTTGACATTATAACTTAAAGATGATAGTTGGCTTAGCCAAAATTAAGTCAAGGGTAGTTAAAGAAACATAAAAGGAGGTTGTAATAAAGAAAGGAGGCGGAGGGAGATGGCCAGACCAATTGAGCCAACGCCGGTATTAAAAGGAAGAGAGGCGAGGAAATTTTTAGACAAGATCGAAAAGGATCTCAAATGTCCCGCGTATTTAATATCAACACCCAAATTAGAAAATGCCAGAGAATTAGTTCGGGGCTATGCTAAAAAAGGAAAGAAACATATTTAGTGATGCCGGGTGGACGTTGACAAAGGTCACAGATTTAAAACAGTTAAAACTTTTTGACTGCGGGAATCTTGACCTAAATGATTATTTCAGAAATGATGTTTTAGCTCAAAAAGAAGAATTGCTAAACGAAACATATGCATTGATTGAGGCCACGGTAGGAAGTGAGTTCCCCGTGGCCTTAATTAGTTTATGCAATGATGCTGTCCGTAAAGAAAAACTGCTTGCTTGGCTCAGATTTGATGATCCCCAAAAAATATATCCCGCCTATCCGGCCGTTAAGATTGCAAGGTTTGGTGTGTGTACGCAGTATCAAAGAAATAACATTGGGACACATACAGTAAATATGATTAAAAAAATGTTTGTAACAAACAATAGAACCGGATGCAGGCTTATAACGGTTGATGCATACAATGAAAAAGAGGTAATTGATTTTTATTCAAAGAACAATTTTCAATTTTTTTCAGAGAAGGATAAAAAGAAGAAACAGAGAGCGATGTTCTTCGATCTTAAAAGATTAAAAATATAATACAAAATCATCAAGAAACCCCTCAAACATCACTTCAAAAACCCTGTCAAGAAAAATAACTATCCAAACACTACCCAAAGACCCCCCAAAGACCACCCAATCACAGACAATCACCATTTCTCCCCAAAACCCCATGATATAGTGCTTTCGTAATAAGCGACCACTATATCTGAGGACAATGTTGAATTTCGAATTAATTAAAAATTGAGAATTCACGAAGTGGAGCGAACATGGCCGGAATCACCCTTGCACAGGCTGAAGCAAAACTCGCCACCTGGCTCGATGCCGAGGACAAAGTCGCGGCTGGACAGGCATACTCCATCGGCGGGCGATCTCTCACCCGTGCCGATCTGAAAAACATCGCCGACCGTGTCGAATACTGGGACAACAAGGTCAAGAGTTTCGCAGGATCCGGCGGCCCGGCCTTCAACGTCGGAATCAGGAGGAGAAACTACTGATGCGGGAAGTCGCAGATATCGATCGCAGTCTCGAACAACAGCGGATCTTCAACGTCGCCGTCAACTCGATTGCCACCCGGCTCGGCAGAAAACCCGTCCTCTACGGACCCGACAACCGGCCCCTCAGACCTTCCGCGTCATACTCATACAGCCGCAAATCCGCCCAGCGCCACGGCTCCATGACCAACTGGATCCCTAAGCGCCTGATTGATTCGCGCACCGAAGCCATGGAGCGCCAGCGGATCGTCGAAAGATCCGTCGAACTCATGCAGGACAACCCCCACGCCGCGGGAATCGTCGACAACTTCGCGACTACCGTCGTAGGCGCCGGACTCGTACCGCAGCCCGCCCTCGATCACGAGGCCCTGGGAATATCAAAAGACGAAGCCCGGACGATCCAGGCACAGCAGCGTGCGATCTTCGCGAAATGGACGCCCTGGGCCGATGCCGGCGGCCGGATGAACTTCGGCGGAATCCAGTACCTCCTGGAGCGCAACACCATCGGTTTCGGCGAGCATATCGTCCTGCCCCTCATGCTGGACGACACGGCCCGCCCCTACTCGCTGGCCTGCCAGGTCGTCAACCCGATGCGCCTCAAGACCCCGACTGACAGACTCTCCGACGGCAACATCCGCGACGGGGTCGAGCTGGACAAATACGGCGCCCCGAAGGCCTACTGGATCAAAAAAGGCAATTTCAGCGAGAAAAAAAAAAAAAAAAAGTGGCGG